TGGTGATTGGTTAATGGCATCAGGTGATGCTAAAGAAGCTAACGAAAGAACCGGTAAAAAAGTAAAGCTAGGTGATGGCGTTAGAATGTCATGGGATGGTCAAGTATTCGCTAATAATCCTAGAATGGCTAGTAATTCTGATACAGACGTAGTATGGGTTAAAAACTATCAAGGTCATAGACCATATCTCAAAGGTACTAAAAATGGTCGGTTATTATTTAATGATGACTATAAACCTAGAGTAGGCGAGATATACTTTGACCATGAAGAACAAAAAGATATAGATAAGATAGATGGTGACTACATAGTAGTAGAACCTAATGTTAAAAGAGTCTATGCACACACAGTTAATAAAGCATGGGATAAATGGGGAGAGTTATTTAAACATGACTTACCATGGCTACAGTTAGGTGATGTTACTACTGACAAGAAAACAAAGTGGAAAGAAACAGCAACCTTTAGAGACGCATTACAAGTATTAAGTAAAGCAAAGTTATTTGTAGGAACAGATGGTGGTTTACATCATGCAGCAGCAGCTTTAGGCATACCATCTGTAGTTATTTGGACAGGATTTACTTCACCGAGGCACTTAGGATATGACACCCATAGAAATATACATGACGGTTCAGAGCCATGTGGGACTTATGATAGCGTATGTCAACATTGCCTTCTAAAAAGCAAAGCAATAACCGTAGAACAGGTTTTAGATGCAGTTAATACTGAGTGGCATAGAACGCAGAGATAACGTCTTAAAACGCTTGCAAAAGCATTGTAAGGGCATTTTAACAAGAGAATGGGATAACAAGTCTATTCCAGTCATGGTAGGTAATTTACATGGCGCAGATAAGATACAAATAGCCTGTAGAGAACAAAACATACCCTATATTCTGATAGACCATGGCTACTTTCACAGGTCATCTGACTTAGAATGGGCTAGATTCTGCGTAAATAACTACCATTGCACAGATTGGCGTGTATCAGATAGAGAAACACCTAAAGTTCACGAGTATCGTAGTGGTGAAAACGTAGTTGTGTTACCACCAGCAGAAAAGATAGCTTATATTTACCAAACTTCTAATTGGTTAGACAGAACAATAGAAGAAATTAGAAAATATACAGAGAGAAAGATTGTCATTAAGCGTAAAGGCGAAGGTGACTTTAAACAAACATTAGAAAAAGCTCATGTCATTGTGAGTTTTGGTAGTGTCGCAGATGTAGAAGCACTTATTCGTGGTGTCCCTGTCATAGGTTCACCTTATAGCCCTGCAAACCCTGTATCCAATAACATTAAAGACATAGAAAACTTAACATATTTTGACAGAACAGCATGGTTAAGCTCATTAGCTGCTAGTGAATGGCATAAAGATGAGATGGACAAGTGCTGGGATAGATTAAAAGGACAATTAGATGGCATTAACTAACTACACCACGTTTGTTGCAACAGTAGAAAGCTACTTAGCACGAACAGACTTGACAAGTGTTATACCTGACTTTATTCAGATGGCACAGTTAAGAATGAGTCGTGATTTAAGAACAGAAAGAATGTTAAAGGTTGCAACTACTAGCCCAACTGATAACAAAGTAGCGTTCCCATCTGATTTCTTAGAGTTAAGAGAGATGCACTTTCAGGGTAATCCTCCTATTCTATTAGAGTTCCAAACACCTGACTTGTTTTTCCGTAATGGTCAAACCACATTATCAGGTCGTTCACATTACTTTACAATGTTAGGTACAGAATTTCAGTTTGCACCTACTCAAGATACAGATTACACCATTCAAATTTTATACTATGCTCAACCTACATTTATTTCTAGCACAACAGCTAGTAACTTGTATTTAGCATACTACCCAGACGCTTTACTTTACGCCACATTAGCAGAAGCAGAACCGTATCTTATGAACGACCCTAGAGTAACAACATGGTCATCATTATACGATAGAGCAATTGCTAATATTAAAACAAGTGACTTAGGTCAAACATACGCATACACCACATTAAACGTAACACCAAGATAAGGAAAATATTATGGCAGAAATGAGTAACTACCTTGAGAATGCACTATTAAATGCAACTCTAAATGCAACTACATACACAGCACCAGCAACAGTATATGTATCACTATGGACAACTGACCCTACAGACGCAGGTAGTGGTACAGAAGTATCAGGTGGTTCATACGCTAGAACAGCAGTATCTTTTGCAACAGCTTCAGGTACATCTGGTAACGTATTAAATGATGCAGACGTAACATTCCCAACAGCAACAGCTTCATGGGGAACAGTAGGCTGGATTGGTATTAATGATGCTGCAACATCAGGTAATTTACTTTACCATACTGCTTTGGATACATCTAAAACAATTGACTCTGGTGACATCTTTAAGATTTCAACAGGCAACCTTTCAGTTACATTGGCTTAAGGATAAACCATGGCGTTAGTCGTCAAGGATAGAGTCCAAGAGACTTCTACTACTACAGGCACAGGTACGTTCACGCTTGCTGGTGCAGTATCTGGCTTCCAGTCATTTTCTGCTATTGGTAACGCTAATACTACTTATTACGCTATCGTAGGTGGCACAGAATGGGAAGTAGGTCTAGGTACTTACACATCTTCAGGCACTACTTTATCTCGTGATACTATATTAGAGTCTAGCAATGGTGGCACAGCAGTAAACTTTAGTGCAGGTACAAAAAATGTATTTGTAACTTATCCTGCTGAAGAAGCTGTTTACCAAGACGCAACTGGTACAGCCTATGCTCCACAGTTTGCTTCATCTAACGGACTTAATGTTAATAACGGAACTATAGGTACATCTTACACTTTCCCTACAGGATATAACTCTGTAGAAGCTGGTGATGTTACTCTTTCAGGTGGTGTCACAGTTACAGTTCCAAGTACATCAAGATGGGTGATAGTATGAGTACAATTATAAATGCAACTACAACCAATGGTGTTGTTATACAGCCTGATAATAGTGGCTCATTAGTATTACAAACTAATAGCGGTACTACAGCACTTACTATAGATACATCACAAAGAGCAGCATTTGTAGCAGGAACAGCAGCATTGCCAGCTATCACGACAACAGGTGATACTAATACAGGCATATTTTTCTCTGCGGCTGATACTATAGACTTTGCTGAAGGTGGTGCTGCTGTTGGTCAGTTTGATTCATCTGCTAACTTTAAATTTAACTCTGGCTATGGTTCAGTAGCAACAGCATACGGATGTCGTGCATGGGTAAATTTTAATGGCACAGGAACAATTGCTATTCGTGGTAGTGGTGGAGTTACATCTCTGACTGACAATGGTACAGGTAGTTACACAATTAATCTAACAACAGCAATGCCAGATACAAACTATGCTGGTCTTATTTCATCAAGCGGAGGTCAAGCATTTTTACTGTCAACTGGTGCAAACCCAAACACCACAACTACATTTAGAGTAGAGACTTCTAATTCTGCTGGAACACTCACAGATGCAACATATATTTCTGTTGCACTTTTTAGATAAGGACAAAAAATGAACAAAAGAATTGTATATCAAAATGACGAAGGTGGAATTAGCATTATAGTTCCAGCAGACTGCGGATTAACCATAGAAGAAATTGCTGCTAAAGATGTGCCAGAAGGCAAAGAATATCATATTGTAGACGTATCAGATATCCCAGAAGACAGAACATTTAGAGGTGCATGGACATGGCAATAATTGTTGACATAAACAAAGCTAAAGACATTACTAAAGACAGACTTCGTGCTGAACGTAAACCTTTACTATTAGCTCAAGATGTAGCTTTTCAACGTGCTTTAGAATCTAACTCAGATACATCTGCTATCGTTGCAGAAAAACAAAGACTTCGTGATATTACTACATTAGTAAATAGTGTAAATACTACAGAAGAATTAAAACTATTGAGGGTTGAATAGTGTCCAAATTAGTCTTAAGTGGAGATACTTCAGGTTCAGTAACACTAGAGTCTCCAGCAGTATCAGGCACAACTACGCTAACATTGCCTACTACAAGTGGGACTGTGTTGACAAGTGCAAGTACAATTACGCCTTCAACAGGAACAGTAACGCAAGCATCTTTAGCTACAGGTGTAGCAGGAACAGGTCCAGCTTTTGCAGCATATCAAAGTACAGGCGTAGCTCTTACTGCTGCCACTTACACTAAAATTACTTTCCAAACAGAAGAATATGATACTAATAGTAATTTTGCATCTAGCAGGTTTACTCCAACTGTAGCTGGGTACTATCAAATTAATGGTGCTTGGCAATTTGGTTCTGGTGGTACTGTAACTAGTTGTGCAATATATAAGAATGGTACTGTCTATAAAGAAGGAGCAGGTACAGGTGGTACAGCAGGTTATGGCGGAACAGTATCTTCTCTTGTTTACTTTAATGGTTCATCAGATTATGTTGAATTGTATGGATATGCTAGTTCTGCAAAAACTCCTTTGGCAACAATTAATGCAACATATTTTAATGGTGCTTTAGTGAGAGGTGCATAATGAATTTATATGAAAAAATTATAGCTTTATACCCATCATTGGTTGAACAAGATTTTAGAACGTGCATTAGATTGCAAAATGATGCTGATGAAAAAGGCAGTTATATTGCTAAATGGGAACATCCTACACTACCTAGACCTACAGACGAACAATTAGGAGCAGTATAATGCCTGTTACCATATCAGGAACAGACGGAATAACAAGTCCTACAATTACAACAACAGGGGTAATTGTATCTGGAACTACAGTAGCTGATGCAACTGCTGTTATTAGACCTTTAGTATCTGCAACTTCTGTAGCATCTACATCTGGCACAAGTATTGACTTTACGAGTATTCCTAGCTGGGTTAAGCGTATTACTGTGATTTTTAACGCAGTATCAACAAACGGAACATCTAACTGGTTAATTCAAGCTGGAACAGGCGGAACACCAACAAGCAGCGGATATGTTTCGGCTTCAAATCAGGCTTATGCAACAGGTAACGTAGCAACCACAAGTACTGCGGGATTTATTATTTATCCAAGTGGTGCAACTTCAATTCTTTCTGGTTCAATTTCAATAGTTAATATTTCAGGAAATATTTGGATAGCTTCTGGAACTGTTGGCGGAAATTACAGCGGTGGAACTGCCATGACAGTAAGCACAGGTGGTACTGTTACTCTAGGCGGAACATTAAATATGGTTCGCATTACCACAGCAAACGGTACAGACACATTTGACGCAGGTTCAGTTAATATAATGTATGAATAGGAATTAATATGAGAACAGAAATTAACGTTATTACTGGCGAAATTACAGAACACGAAGATGCTCCTGTAACATGGGAAGTGCCTATTGAAGTTGTGGTGCAACCTACTAAAGAACAATTACTAGCTGAATTACAAGCATTGACAGCAAAAATAAATAGCTTATAAGGATAATTTATGTTTGGCATAGCTAGTTTCTCCCAAGCACCTTTTAGCTCTTTAGCAGGTAGAACGGTAGAAGCATCTGCAGCAATAACAGCAGACGCAACCGTATCTGCATCAGGAACACGATTTAGAACATCTGCAGCAAGCATTACAGCTACTGCAACAATCACAGTCACTACAAGTGGTGCATTAGTATTTGGTAGTGCAGTTATAAATGGCTTTGCAGACGTATCTGCTATAGGCACTAGAACACAGTTTGGTAGTGGTGCAATATTCGCAGAAGCTACAGTATCTGCTACTGGTGGCTCTATAGCATTAGCTTCAGCAAGTATCACAGCAACAGGTACAGTCACAGCATTAGGTTCATTAGTACAATCTGGTAATGCTTCTATAACAGCCAATGCTACAGTTACAGTTAATGGATTCCGTATACTATCAGGCATAGGTTCTATTACAGGAACTGCTACAGTTACAGCACTTGGTGGTTTAATAAATTCAGGCAATGCACAAATAAATGCTTTTGCTACAGTTACAGCAAGTGCTAAAGCTATATATGCAGGATTTGCTTATGTAGAAGGCGTAGGAACAGTTACTGCTAAAGGCGTAATACAAGGTGAAGGATGGACACCGGTAGTTCCAGGTACAGAAACATGGACACCAGTATCAGCAGGTTCAGAAACATGGTCTGCAATATCACCTTCTTCAGATACATGGACAGAAATTACAGCAGGAACAGAAACTTGGACTGATACAACTCCAAGTACAGACATATGGTTAAGACAAGGATAAAAGATGGCAAAAACCAAAATTTCAGAATTTAGCTCAACAGCAGCAGATAATACAGATATAACCAATATCAATATTGCTGAAGGTTGTTCACCAGCTAACGTAAACAATGCTATTCGTAGCTTGATGTCAGTACTAAAAAACCAACAAGATGGTTCTAGTGGCGACCCATTTACAGTAGCAGGTACATTAGTTGCATCAGGTCAAACAGTATTATCAGGCACACTTAATGTGACAGGTGCATTTCAATTAGATGCAACTGCAGGTGCTAGTGGTCAAGCATTAGTATCAGCAGGTGGTAGTAATACACCTACATGGAGTACATTAGGCACAATGGCTGCACAAAGCGCAAGTGCAGTTGCTATTACAGGTGGAACTATTACAGGTATTACAGATTTAGCTGTTGCAGATGGCGGAACAGGTGCTTCAACCATTACAGCTAACTCTGTTATTTTAGGTAATGGAGCTTCAGCATTATCAGGTAATTTAGTAGCACCAAGCACTTCAGGCAATGTTCTTACATCTAACGGAACAACATGGACAAGTGCTACTCCTGCTGGTGGAATTGGAATTAGTCAAACATGGACTAATGTAACAGGTAGCAGAGCGTTAGGCACTACATACACCAACTCAAGTGGCAAACCTATTCAAGTTCATGTACAAGGCAGTGGTGCACCATCTGGTGCAATTTTAAAAGCTTATATTAATGGTACTTACCTTGCCGACTCTGGTGTTAATCAAAATGCTTCTGTTGTTAGTCGCCCTCAATTTTCTCTTATTATTCCTAATGGTGATACATATAGGTTTGATAGTTATACTGATGGCGGTACAAATGCTACAACTTTAAACACATGGTGGGAATTACGTTAAGGATAAATGATGAAACATTACAAAGACACAAACAATAACTTATGGGCTTATGAAGCAAATGGTTCTCAAGACCATTTAATTCCTGCTAATTTTATTCTTATTACAAATGAAGAAGCTGATGCTATTAGGGCTAGTCAAGTACCTGAATATGTACCACCACCACAGCCAACAAAAGAACAGCTATTAGCAGAATTAGAAGCATTATCAGCTAAAATAAAAGCACTATCATAGATTGCGTACTTAAAGGATAAAAATGCCTACACAACGCATAGCATTTAAAGAATGGTTACCAGACCAACCTAGCATACTAGACTCTGTATCAGAAGCTAATAACGTCATTCCTTTAGCTGTAGGATATGGTCCGTTTAAGTCAGCAGTAACCTATTCAGGTGTAGCTACAGAAGCACTTAATAATGTATTTGCTGCTAAACAAGACAATGACGTATTTATCTTTGCTGGTGGTGCTACTAAACTATTTAAAGTAGACAATACTGACTTATCTCTAGTAGACGAGTCTAAAGCAGGTGGATATACAGGTATTGGTAGATGGCAATTCTTACAGTTTGGCAGTCTTGCACTTGCCGCTAATGGCTCTGAAAAGATACAAGCGTATGACGTAAACAGTTCTACAGCTTTTGCAGATGCAAGTTCAGATGCACCTATCGCTAAATACATTACAGCAGTTCGTGACTTTGTAGTTGCAGGTAATATTGGTGCAGGTACTACTCCTAACAAAGTGCAATGGTCAGGAATTAATGACGCAAGCACTTGGACTACAACAGCGACTTCTCAAAGTGACTTCCAATTGCTTCCAGATGGCGGGGATATTACCGGTATCGTAGGTGGTGAGTTTGGTATTGTATTTTTAGAAAAAGCCATTGTCAGAATGTCATATATAGGCTCACCACTTATATTCCAATTTGACACTATTTCTCGTAACGTAGGATGTATAGAAGGTAACTCTATAGCACAATACTCTGGCACAGCTTACTTCTTATCAGATGATGGTTTCTATGCGACCAACGGTCAAACATTAACAGGTATAGGTTCTGAAAAGGTAGACAGATACTTCTTTAATAACGCTAACATTGGCGACATTGACTCTATATCAGCAGCAGTAGACCCTGAACGTAATTTAGTCATTTGGAATTATGCTAACGTATCCGGTGGTCGTTCACTACTTATCTATAACTTTGAAACACAAAAATGGTGTGAAGCAGATACAGATGTAGACTATTTATCTACACTAGCTACTTCAGGTACAACATTAGATGGTCTTGATTCTGCTTACAATGTAACAGCAGGTTCTTTTGTAGTAGGTAAGTCTTATACAATTAGAACAGTAGGCTCAACATCATTTACTGGTATTGGTGCAGTTGCTAATACTGTAGGTGTATTATTTACAGCTACAGGTGCAGGTTCAGGTACAGGTGTAGCCATAGATATGGCAGCATCCGCAGCAGCACTCAAAACTGTAGACTCTCTTGTAACAACACTAGACGATAGACTATATAAAGGCGGTAAATTTTTATTTGGTGGTGTTCGTGGTACTAGAATTATTACATTCACAGGAACTAACGCTACAGGAAACATTATTACTAATGACCTAGAATACGGTTATAACTCAGTCGTTACTCTTATTAGACCTTCTGTAGATAATGGCTCTGCAAGCGTTTCTGTGGCTTCTAGACGTATGTTAGATGACACTATTACATACGGTACAGCAGTTACAGCAAGTCAAGAAGATAGATGTTCTGTAAGAAGTGCAGGTCGTTATCATAGAATAGCTTTAACACCTACAGGTGCTAACTGGTCATCTGCAATTGGTATGGATATAGAATACTCTGAACAAGGAACTAGATAATGGCACGTAGTGATATGTACCGTAAACTACCTTGGACAGGTGGTGATGCTAGAAGTGTAGCTGAAATTGTGAACAATCTTGTAGAAGGTAAGTCTAATAATACAGGTGATGTCACATTAGCAGCTTCAGGTGCTTCATCTACCACTATATTTGATGAACGTATAGGTTATAATTCTTATATTGGGCTAGAACCTAAAACACAAACTTCAGCTAGTACATACTTTCCATACGGTGCATTTCAAGATACGACTGACCAAAGTATAGCCACTACAACAGCTACAGCAAACATTACACTTAACACTACAGACTATTCTTTAGGCACAAGTTTAGTAGATGGATACAAAGTAAAAGTAGACTATTCTGGTCTTTATAATGTGCAGTTTAGTATTCAGTTTGCTAATGATGATTCACAAATACAAGACGTAGATGTATGGTTTAAAAAGAATGGTTCAGATGTTGCAGGTTCTAATAGTAAATTTTCTATAGATAGTAAACATGGTAGCGTTAGAGGTCATGTTATTGCAGCATTAAACTTTAATATAGAACTTGCTAAAAATGATTATGTAAGTTTAGCATGGGCTACTAGCTCAGTATTGGTTACAGTAGAACATTTAGCAGCACAAACAACACCCACTAGACCTGCAACACCAAGTGCTATTGTAACTATTCAGTATTTAAGTGCTAATTCATTTACGACTAACTTATTTACAGAGCCTTACATTAGCTCGCAACAAAATGGACAAGCAACTATCAGTCACCCTGCAAATACAGGCACGAATAAGGTATATCGTTATATAATAGTAGGATAATGCAATTTCAATATGTTTATCCAAATGAGTTAAAACAAGTTTGGAGTCAAATAAAACCAAGTTTAGAAGACATGGCAAAGCGTTCTACATGGATTGTAGAAGATGCTTATAGCGATATAAAAGAAGGCAGAGCTAACTTATACCTCACTATAAACAATAATTACTTTACCGGATACATCATTACTCAAACATTAGGACAAACCTTACATATTTGGGCAGCATACAACACTAATAATGACGTTCTTAAAGACGGTTTAGAAGCTACAAAAGAACTAGCAAAGCAACAAGGATTATCAGAAATTACCTTTATCTCACCAAGAAAAGGATGGGACAAAATAGCTCCCAAACTAGGCTTTAAACCTTCACAATGGGTCTATAAGCTATGATTATCTCATTGGTGATACCAAAAGACTACGATATATTTTTCCCTGCTATAGAACAGTATTTAGAGTTAGCTAGTCAATATACTTACGGTAGATATAGTGCTGACGATATACAGCATGAGATGAGAAATAATGATAAGCAGAATCTTTGGATAGCTTATAAAGATAATGAGATTTATGGCTTTGTTGTAACAGAAATTATAGAGTATCCGCAAATGACTACTTTAATGATGCACTTTACAGCAGGCAAAGAATTACCTAAATGGAAAGATTTAATGTTAAACACATTAAGACGATTTGCAAAGGAATCTAATTGTAAAACAATAGAGTCTTATGGTCGTAAAGGTTGGGGTAAAGTTTTTAAGAATGACGGATACAAAATTAAGTTTATATTTTATGAATTACCTTTGGAGGCAGTATGATTGGTTTACACAATTGGCTAGAAAATCTAGTTGAATCATTTACATTTTATGGTGGTGGTGGCAAGGGCAAAGGTGGTGGTGGCTCTCAAACTCAAACGCAAGATATTGCACCATGGTTAAAAGAGTATGTAACTTATGGTTTGGGTGAAGCTAAGAACCTTTATCAAGGCACAACGCCAACATACTTTCCTGGTCAAACATACGTTGACCCATCAATGCAAACAACATCTGCAATAGATTTAGCTACTAAACGTGCTATGGCAGGAAGTCCTCTAACAAGTGGAGCTATTGCACAACAACAAGGCACAATAGGTGGTTCATATTTAGGTGCTAATCCTTATCTTGCAGCAGCATTAAAACCAGGTCAAGAGGCAGCTACAACAGCTTATGAACAAGCTATTAGTGGTGCTAGAAGTAATTTAGCAGGTGCAGGTCGTTATGGTTCAGGAGCACAAGTGCAACTAGAAAGTTTAGCAGGTAAAAACTTAGCTAATGCACTCGCAAACCAAGCAGGTCAAGCAGCATATCAAAACTATGCAACAGAACGTGGCTTACAACAACAATCAGCCTTATCAGCTCCACAATTAGCTCAATCAGAATATGCTGACATTAACCAACTATTACAAGCTGGTCAATTAGGTGAACAATATAAACAAACAGCATTAGAATCTGATATTGAAAGATACAACTTTGAACAACAAAAACCATACGAGAAGTTATCTGCTTATCTTGGTTCAGTATATGGTGCTCCTGTTCCTATGACAACATCAGGTACATCTAGTGTTAAAAAAGGTAAGATTGTGTGCAGCATGATGAATGAGTTTTATGGTACTGCACCATTCCGTAATCGTGTATGGTTATTACAATCACAAAGAATGCCTAATGCAAAAGTTATTGAAAAAGGATATCACACAATATTCTTACCATTAGTAGAGTTTGCTAAGAAAGATGGCTTCTTAAATAAAGTAGTTCGTAAAACATTAGAACATATTGCTAGACACCGTACAGCAGATGTATATAGAGAAATGCGTAATGGTAAACGTGATATTTTAGGTCGTATTTATCGTAACATTTTAGAGCCTATTTGCTATGCAACAGGCAAAATGAAAGGTGCAAAATGAGTGACCCAATTACAACAGGTATAGGTGTAGGTTTAGGTACATCTTTATTAACAGGTGGTGACCCATTAAGAGGTGCTGCATTAGGTGGTCTTGGTGGAGGTGCGTTTGGTGCATTTCAACCAGGTGGCTTTGCATCAGGTATGTTTGGTTCAGCTCCGGCAGCAGGAACAGTAGCAGGCGGTAGTTCATTTGCTCCAGCAATGTTAGGTCAATCAACAATGAATCCTGCATTACTAGGTCAAACAGTTACACCATCTCTTCTTTCAGGCACAGCAGGTGGTGCTTTACCATTAAATGCAATTGATAGAATTGGTAATGCTGTAAATAGCGTTACTGCTCCATTTGAAAACTTTGCAGCAGAAAATCCATTTTTATCTAGGGTAGGCGGTAATTTAATATCTAATCAAATTATGGGTTCACAAGCTCCACAAATGCAACCTAACCCATTAAGTCAAATACCTATTCTTCCTGGTAAAGAATCAGTAGCAGGAAGAGTAACAGGTCTTAGAACTACACCTCAACCACTAGCTGGTAGAAACATTAATTTTGGCGGATATCAAGGATAATAATATGGCATTATTTGACACAAATCAAGGCGGTGGGCTTTTTGATAGCTTACCTAATATATTCATGACTCCTGATTTTTCTCAAACAGGAATTCTTACAACAGACCAACAAAAAGAATTAAGAAATCAAGCCACTAAAGCTGGGTTATTAGGAACTGCTTTAACATATCTTGCTACACCTAAAACAGAA